ACTGATATTAAAAATCCAACCATTAGGGAGGAGATGAATAATAACTGGAGCTCTGTTATTGCTCCGATTATTTTTGAAGGTGGTCGAGCTATCTGCTTGGGTACTCGGTTCCACCCACTCGACATTCATAAAACGATGTTTGTCCCTGATAAAGGGTGGAAACAGGTACAGCAAGAAGCTTTAACTTATGACAACGATGGTGAACCGATTAGCTATTGGCCTGAGCAGTGGTCCGTTGACTACCTGTTAGGTCAGAAAGAATTAGATCCAGTTGCTTTTGCTTTCCAGTATCAGCAACAGCCAGTTATGACTTCTGACTTAGTCCTCTCACCTGACCTACTCGTTAAAGGGGACGTCGTCACAGAGTTTGATAGCCTAGCTGTTGGTATTGACTTATCCGCTAGCAAAAACGAAACGTCAGATTACACGGCGTTTGTCTTGGGCGGTCGATTAAAAGATAAATACTATATTATTGACGCTCATCAAGTGCGTTCTATAGGTAATCTCGAAAAGATTGATCTGTTGTGCAAGATGCTTATTGAGTGGGGCATCTTACAAGAAGATAACGACGGTAAATATTTCCCTACTTATTCGACCTGTTCGCTAGTGGTGGAGTCAGTCGCATACCAAGCATCACTAGCGGCAGACCTAAGGCGCGTGATGTTGGATGAGTGGGGCCTTGGAAATCTCCACATCCATGAGGTTAAGGGCTTCCGTGGAGATAAGATCGCTCGTTTCAGAGGAACGCTAGGCCTGCTGGAGAATAAAAAAGTTATTTTTAACCGCTATCGCAAATTTGATGCTCTTTTTGATCAGCTGATTAATATAGGAGCGACCTCTCACGACGATCTTTTAGACGCATATACGCACCTAGTGTGTTTCCTTCAACGCCGGGGTAATTTCGAGATGGAGTACTGATGAAAGATTTTACGTTCTTAGTTTTTGTTACGGCTCATGATCCTCTTTCTAGGTTTGATCAGCTACTTAAAACCCTGCGTGGGTACGAGGAACTGCCTGGAATTAAAGATGTTTTTATTTATATAGATTCTGGTCACAAAGGTGACAAAGATCTTTTAAAAGATTTGTTGGAGCCTAATGTTACCTTTAATGCTTTAAATATTATTGTTGCTCCTGAATCTTATGAGGGTTACGCTCTTACTTGGGCTCACAAGAGTCTTCTCTATGAAGCTGTTTGTCAGAATTATTATGACTTTTATGTATATACAGAGAACGATATGGTATTCACAAGTGAGAACTTTATTTACTGGTACTTGTACAAAGATAAGTTGAGAGCTTTAAATTTAGAGCCCGGTTTTTGTAGATATGAGTCTTATGAGTCCAGATTAATTCCTTTCGACAACCATCGAGTTTGGCAGCTTAATGCACCTACGCGCGATGTTTGGGGAGGTCGACCGTATCGTGTTGAGTCTTATCTGACACCGTTAGACGACTTTGTAGGATTCGTCTCTTTAGGAAATCCTTATATGGGGATGATGATTCTGGATCAGGAGATGGCGGAGAAGTATATAACCTCTCAAAGTTTTGACCCTATAAAGAGTTTTGACCTTACCCAGTTTCGTTGCTGGCCGCTGGCTGACAGAAGTTCTATGGGTCTGGCGTTTGAAAATTTGCTACCTGGGCAAGAGCACCGCCGTGTCGTCCCTGTAATACAAGAAAATAAAAAACTGCAGATAGCCCCCTGTGGGTTAGTAGAACACTGCGATACTAAGTACAGTTTGGATTTAGAAAGGAAGCTAGGCTCCGTCTTAGATATTTCGGAGATGTTCGGTTATGCTTCCTTCTGATAAGACAGAGCTAAAAAGTCTTAACGAACTCGGTCTAATGCCTTTGCAGCAAATGGATGATGCCGTTAACCATCCTACACACTACACTCAGGGATCGATAGAGACTATAGATTATATGGAGTCCTGCCTAACTTCTGAAGAGTTTTGTGGTGGATGTAAAATGAACGTTTTGAAATACGTCTCTCGCGAAAAATTTAAGAACGGCGCGGAAGACCTGAAGAAAGCTCGTTGGTACCTCGACCGATTGATTACTTACTTGGAAAAGCAAGGCGCCTAGCGTTAGGATAAAACAAACAGTCTTTACATATGGATATCCGCGCGTTTGGTTCCGTTTACGGGCAGACTTCAATGCTGCCTTATGCGAGCGGATTCGGCTGGGCTCCTGCACAGGGTCGTAAAAACTTCCCTACTTGTAGAGCTATTTTTATTGAAGCTAAAACGTCGAGTAGTAAGGATTACTTGACTGTTGAGCTTTCAGATGCTCCGGGTCAGCACGCAACTGCAGTTAACCTGGATGGTAATGATTTAATTCCTCTTGCCTGCACTGCTTTAATTAGTGGTTCCGTAAACGGCGTTTTTGTACTGTACTGATGGATCCCTACGCGAAGGCTGCTTTTGGTTTTGCAAAGGCATACCAAATGAACATGCAGGCTGCTGATGAGCAGCGTAAAGCCAATCAACCTTCTAGTAATGCGTTCGCAGAAGGCGTGGCTGATGAAGAAATGGACTATCGGTATTCTCCTCAGCCACAGGCTCCGGCGCCGCCGAATGAGCAGTACAACGGGGTAGAAACTGATGAGGGTACGATTCTCGATCAATCAAACGGTAACGCGTTGATGCGAGCAAAACAAAAAGTGTCGAAGTATCTCCGGGAGCGAGATTGAGTTAGTATGGTGAGACCTCACAGGGTTCACTGTGCTTCTCGATTGCTTTACATACTTTAATGAGCGTGAGTTACTAGAGCTTCGTATTCGAACTCTAGAGAACCACGTTGATGGATTTTTAATCACTGACGCTAATCGCACGCACGCAACGGGCGAGCTCAAACCATTTACGTGTCTAGATACGATTCGAGAGCTTGGGCTTCCAGAAAATAAAATCCAAGTTATGCACGTTGAGCTCCCTTCTATGGAAGAAGCTCCGGATCCTTGGGTTCGTGAGCGAGGACAGCGAGACGCGCTTGGAGTTGGTCTCCACTTGATGGATGATGATGATGTTTTTATTTGTTCAGATTGCGACGAGATCGCTAACCCCGGCAAGCTTGAAGAAGTGCTAGAAGCAGTTAAAGAGCACGAGGATAAAGTGGTGCGCTTGTCGATGTCGATGCACTACGGCAGGGCTGACCGACAATTAGTATCACCTACTGGTGAGCTTTTTGATTGGCGTTGCGGCGTTGTAAGCACAGTAAAGCAGCTAAAAGACTACGGGACGTTATCGTCTATGCGTTCGACACAGAATAATCACTATGTAGGCAAACGAGACGCTGGTTGGCATTTTTCGTGGATGGGTGACTCAGATAGAAGGTTGACTAAGTTGAAGTCAATCGCAGAAGCTTATATTTGGGACCGTCCTGAAGTTCAAAAACTTTGTGAGGAGTTTGAGCCTGTTGAAGGTAGTACAGACATGTTAGGACGCCAGGATCATTTAATTACCACGTACCCAATCGAGGATTTACCCGAGGAAGCGGTTAAACTGGAAAGAGTCAAAAAGTACCTTCTTCCAGATGGCTAAAAGTATGCCAGCCGAACTGTTGAAGAAATTTGCGGCAGATCGTGAAGCTAAAAAAGCCCCTAGCGGTGAGGAGACCCGTGGTTCTTCTGACACTATGAAGAGGGCTAAAACCAAAGCTCAAAAAGCTAAGGAAAAGATTTTCCGGAAATGATCCCCTGACAGGATCCCTTTACTTGTGCGTATAGATGTCCAGCTCGTCTGAAACTAGGAAAAGATTCACCGAGATCTTGGAGGCGTCACGCACTCAGGATCGAAGCAACCAGGCGTCGACCATGGTTGTTTTAAGTCATTTACAGCAAATGACTCTTCTTATGATTAAGAAGGGCCTTGCTTTTTATTGTGATCAGGATACGTTCAAAAGCCGTACGCGGTTCCTGGAAGATGTAATAGCCCTAAACAAGCTTGATATCCGCTTTCCTGCGATTATCAGAAATTTTTTAATTGACGGTTGCGGTCTTTTTTACTTCCGACCCGACCCTAAGCTTAAGTATCAGATCTATTTTTTTAATAAGAATCAATATAGAGTTTACCATGACGTAAACGGTAATGTAGAAGAAGTAATTATTGTTTATAGCTATAAAGTTAAAAACGCTAACTTAGGCTTACCTAGTAACAGTTATGGTCAGAATAAGCGTTACGTTCGTTTAACTATTACAGCTGACGAAATTAGCGAAGTTGAGACAGATACTGAGCTTAGTTTTGATCTTGAGCCTGGAGCTGTTCTAACCCCAGCCAAAAAACGTCCTAATACGCTCGGGTTTATTCCTG